TTTAATTAATTCAGGATAACCCATTTCTCTAAACCTATTAGCTAGAGTCGTGTTATGGCTCCTGACCATTTCTTTCATGTATTGAACTAAAACTTTTCTTATATCTTTTTTAAAAGCCTCAGCTTGCGCTCTGACTGCGGGGTGTGAATCACTACCAACAGCTATTATTTTATCCAAAGCTCTTTCCGCTACTTCTTCTGCATTAAAACCTCTACCAGAAGTTGTCATTATTTTTACCCCACTACCTAATAATGCTGATGTGCTATTTCCTATCATTTGACCTCATACCTCGCTTGTTCTGTTCTATAAGCATCTTGACGATCCTTACCTTCACTTAATTGTTTCAACAAAGTCATGGCTTCATTGTATCTTGCTGTATAGTTTTGATAAACGTCAGCTTCACCTTTCATAAATATATGAGCTTCTATTAAAGCACCATATAACAATACAGAATCAAAGTTATCCCCAAGCCATGATGTGCCTGCAGTTACAATCGAAGTAGGATAGTAAAAATAATGCAACTCCATTGCATAACTTAAATCCGGTGTAGGGCCTAATATATACGTATTATCATCAAAAACTGCATAATGTGTTGGAGTTCCAGTTGCTGTAGGACTTGGAAAAGACTCACGAATAAAGTTAACATCTTTGTTTAAAAGATAACTGTAAGCTCCCGTAGTAGAATCAATCACTGCTAAAGAAAAATTGGAAAGCCAATCGAAAGGGGTTTTTAAATATTGATTACTTGCTGTTAAAGACCCCGTTACATTTTTTCTTAAATTTAAAATTTGTACTGAGTTAAAAACTTTTTGCTCTGCTTGATTTATAAACGTATTAACTTGTTCTGTACTAGTTAAAGAAACAGGATTACCAACACTATCCGTAAAAGAAGTGTCAGGAAAATCGTTTTCACAAAACCCTTTTATAGTTTCAAGAAGCGTTGAATAATTCATTATGCAAGCCTAGTCGATGATTTATTGCCTTTAATAGCAGCTCCTGATCCTCTTGTTACAACTGTTTGAGTATTAGCTACCTTATCAGGATAACCTCCTGTTTTTGGCACTGGCACATCTGTTGGTTGTTTAAATTTTGTAACTTCTTTCATAAAGCCTCCTAAGTTATTTCTATTGTTACATCACCTATACCTGTACTAGCAACTAAACTATTTGGTAGTCCTAACTCTAATGGATCAGCAAACCCTACTGGGTTAAATCCATACTGAAAGTTCCTAGACTTTGATGCTGGAAATCTGGTTAAATCAGGTCGTGGGTTTCGTAGTGCCTGCGGGTCATTTATTGGATACATTCCAATTTGTAACTGAGGCTGATCCTTCTCAAAGCATGTAGGACACACAAAGATATTAACACTTTTTGTTTTAATTGTAAGCTCTTTTAATTGCTTTAATTTATACCTAAACCCACACCTATCGCACTCTGCAATAGCTTTTTTTCCACGAGCAAATACGGTAGTCATATTAGTACAAAAACTCTCTAGGTGCTAAACGCAATGGGGCTTTTTCTCTATCTTCACTAGAAGCTATTAACCACTGTTCTTCATACTCTTGTTTTAACATACCCATACGATTAGCAGCTTCTGGTACTTTTAGAGAAAGATAATAAGCTAAACCTGCAACTAAACACGGCAACATACGAAAAGGTATGTCTGGTGTTGTGATTCCTGTGCCTGCGTCCTGCATACGTCTCATTCTAAAATATACAAATGTGTAAAAGTTACTTTGATCGGGTGTAGGCCAAACATTTATTGTAGGGTTTTGAACAACCCCCGAAGAGTTTGTAGCCCCAGACTGTCTATTAATCCACACTTGAACAGGTCTGCCTGTATTATTTTTAGTTGGTATAGTTGCATAAGTAGATACACTAATTCTACTTATTGTTAAATCTTGTTGGTTACTACCAGTTCCCGTGCGTATTTGATGCTCCAAAAGATCAATTGTATCTATAGGTAAATCATAAGTGGCTGTACCCAAAACCATGGGTATAGATCCTTCTTCTATAGTCCATAAATTTATACCCCTATTAGCCCAATCAATAGTTAGTAAATTTAAAGAACGTCTTGCAGAACGCAAATCATAGCCTGTTCGCATTTCTGTGCCGCAACGACTAAACGCTTCTTCAGCTATGTCGTTTAAATTTAAATTAAAAGCGGTTGTATCTGTAGTAGCCATCTATGTTTTTGCTTTCACACTGTTAATGTATCTTCTATAAACTCCAGCAGCATCTCTTTTCCCCATAACCTTAGCTCTTTGTTCCATAGCTATGGCTGCTTGTATTTTATGGGCTTTAGCTCTGCCACTACCTTTAATCTTACTAACACTTCTTGTTGCATCTTCTTTTGTTGCAAACTTTAAACCTTTTATAGTACCTTTAGGGTCTTCATCTGTATATAAATCTGAATGTTTTTTAGACTTTGCGGGCTGTCCTTTTTTTCTTGGTATTCTTGGCTTTGACGATTGTTTTAACATTAGTAGGTTTACCTCCCGGATTTCCTGCAGCTCTTTTTCTTTGAACTGCAGACTTCTTTTGAGTAGCAGTCATAGATTTAGCTTTAGCTCTTGGTACACATTTAGGATAGGCTCTTTTACTATCTCCTTTAGTAGATTTTCTACCACAAGCCTGATACTTACCTTTCTTTTTGGGCGCACCAATGTCCACCCAATCTCCTTTAGAGCCTTTACCAAACCACTCTTTAAGAGACATTATGAGTAACCCCCACCTCTCTTTTTGTAGGTCTTTACTAACCAAGCATTTGCATATGCTGATGGATATACATCAAACTTACGCTTTGCTTCAGCTTTTACACGAGCATATAAAGAAGGATTTGAAGGCTTAGAACCAGATTTTTTAGCAGATTTCTTCTTTTTAGTTCCAACAGAACCGCCTATTTTAAGTTTCTTTACCTTAGACTTTTCAATAGCTCCCATCCCACGACTTGGCATCATGTTTTTAACTTCCTTTTTTTAACTGTTTTTTTAGCTACTCTCTTAACACCACCTGATGCACTACCTTTAGCCATTTTAGCTTTAGGTTTAGGTTTGGCTCTAACAGGGCCGCCACCTACAGAGTAACCTTTTGCCATGCCACCACCACGCATTTTAACTGATCCGCCTTTAGCCATAGGTTTAGCTGCTCCACCTTTAGCCATTTTTAAGGCACCGCCTTTAGCCATTTGTTTAACTGTTCCACCTTTAGCCATCTTACCTTTTCCGTCCATACTAAATGTGGGTTGCATTTTGCCTGTATTAGGATTCCTTGTCATAGGCATCTTAGCCATGCTCTACTCCTTATATAAATTGTTAAAAGTTACTTCTGGGTCCATATAACTATCGTCTTGTTCTGCACAATGTGTAAATTGTGTAGGTCTAAAATCTGGTGCGCCTTCTCCTGTAACCCATAGCGCAGGGCTTGTTACCCTAACTCTATTGTTAGGTAATGCTACCATGTTACCTTTCCATTGACCATCAGTTAGCACCATAACGTGACTCTGCTTGTGTTGGGCTGGACAGTCTGCGATTTCGCTTTCGGTGTAGTCCACAGTGAAGAGATATCTCGCTGTATGAAACTCTCCTGCGATTTTTGCAAGCCATGGGCTTGGTTTACATCTGTCGAGCGATATGATTGAGTGCGTGTGTGATGGGCAATCCCATGGTTGTGCGAGGTGTGTTTCCATTCTTTCAGGCCATTCATCCATTGGGATGTCCCCGCAAAGTCCTGTGAGGGGCATCCTTGCCCACATTGCCCCACCATGCGGGTTGCTTTCCCCGTCTGCTTCACACCCTGTGAAGATAATTTGGAAGCTGAGGCAGCGATCTGGCATGGTTGTAACAGCCACTGCCAATCCGTGAACAAACTCCCCGTGATATTTTTGATGCCCATGTGTAAACTCTTTTCTAATCCAAACTTTCGTGTAAGGGATATTGCTTATCAAATGCGCCATTGATAACCTTTCAATCTATATAATCGTACCCTTAGTTTTACCTCTTTTTGCTATTCCGTCAATATGCCCACCTCTTTTAAACCCAAAAACGCCTTTATTTTTCTTGTCTTCAGTTACAAGATTTTTAGCACCTTTAACTCTAGCCTTAGCTGACCTAGTCGATTTTGAAGGGGTCATGTTAAGCGCATCTGCTCGTTTTGGTGCAGTTGACCTTGAGGGAGTCATATTAAGATTGCTTGATCTGCTATCTTTAATAATTTTAGGTTTATTATCAACAGGTTTAACCTTATCTTTTCTTCTTGTTAAACCTTGTTTAGCGTTTAAATAGTCACGCAAGTTATCAAATCCTGAATCTTTTAACTGTTTTTTAGTTACTATAGGCGGTTTTTTTGATTTTTTTATTTCATCTTTTATACGTTTTTTGTCTTCTGCAGTTGGTGTAAACTTAGCCATTATTTGCTCCAAAAAAATTGTTGTATTGTAAGTACAAAAGCGGCAACAGCCCCTCCTGCACCCGCTGCCCACATCAAGGTCCTCCAACCCCCCTTGGCTTCAGATAACATTTTATCTATGTTAGCTAAAGACTTTTTAATCTGTTCAATATCCGCTTTCATCTCATCCATATCATCTTGAATGTGTTTAATCTCATTAGCCTGTACAGCTACTTCGCTTTTAATATCTGTATCCATTAGCACTTCCACCTTTTTCTGGCTTGTCGTAAACGGCTGTTAGGGTCTTTAGCTGCTTTAGGAAATTGTTTCATCTGCCCTGCAGAACGAGCGCAGAAAGACTTACGTCTTTTAGCGTCTTTAGAGCCTTTTTTAACTTTGCCTGTAACGGCTGTTTTTAACTTAGAACCGGGGTTAGCTTTACGATAAGCAGCTACCCCTTTCTTGGTCATACCAGCCCCCTGTTTAGTCTTGCGGAAATTGCCAGACTTCACAGAAGTTTTGATGCCCATTCCTTTAGACTTAGCCACAATATAACGTCAAGCTAGTAATATTAGTTAATGTAACAATTGCAAAATTGTTAGTATTACTGCCTGTAGTTAACACCCCGTTTTCTGGAATAGTTAAATGACTAGACTGTACAATACCTGCAGGAGAGGTTATCTCAAGAATTGGTAGTGTAGAATCATCATCTCTAGTGACTGTTATAGAACCTGAAGCTGTAGGTGCTGCAT